GTGATTGGCAGGCCAAAGGTAACAAGCGTTGCGGGCTGTTGGAGCGTGAAGCTTCCGCCCGTGACAACCTGCGGGGGCATGACAGCGCCGTCTGCAAGGATGTTCACTGTCATGCCTTCGAGCCAGCCGATGCCTGACACGGACGTCACCGGCACGCCCCCGTGCGACACCGTGGCGTTGTAGGTGGCCCCGCAGTCGACGAAGAACGAATCCGCGAGGGTGGCATAGAGCCTTGAGTGGAAACGCTCGACATAGCGGTACACAACGCCGTTGATCGTGCGCTTGACCGTTACATAGATCGAATCTTGCCCGTTCTCTGTGACGCACGCTACTGACTCGAACGTGTCCGCCAGTCCTGTGTCGTGGCGGTGCCAAGCAGCGATGGATTGTGCCGGTATGTAGGTCATGCCTAACAGTTGCCCTGTTGAGCTGACGCACCACAATGAGGGTACTGGGCCCCTTGAGTAGGCCATGTTCATAACAGTGTTGTAGTCGAACAAGTGGGGCGCCAGGAGCGACACGTCGTTAGTGACGTAGGACTGCGCCGTGTACTGATAAGACATCTCGCGGATATGGCCGCCGCGTGATGCGGCGTAGAGCACGAGGTTGTCCACCACCACTGGTGAGACGTTACTTGCTCCTGTGTAGCTCTGAGGTTGTACGCTAATCGTCGTCGGGGTAATCGCTCCCCCGTCGGACGAGCTGACACGCCACTCGCACGTTGCAGAGAGCAGGAGCAACTGCCCTACCGGTACGATGTGCCGGATTGCGCTGGCCTCCCGTGCAGCAATGCGTATCGCAATACGGTTATCCGCCTGCGAAGGAATCGAATATGACATGTTGCTCTCGGTCCCTGAACATGTCATCCACAGATTTTGTGGCGTGTTCGTCGTGCCCGCAAAGCACCTGCGCTGCTGGGCGTAGCTCACCGCTTGGGGATAGTTACCTGTCGAGGCAAAAACAGGGTCGGGAATAGGCGGAGTTATCCCGGTGTTAGCCGTGATGTAATTGTCCGTGAACGTTGTTCCTGCGGCCATTCCAATGTACGCCCACAAGCCGTTTGTCAGCTTGTAGACTTGGTACCTTATGTAGGCGCCGCCCGTCGAGTCGACCCAAGATATTACGTTGGTATGTGTCGCCACCGTCAGGTCGTTCGTGCAGGACACCGTCGCGGACGCTACTGTTTCCTCCAAGGTGTTAGGAGCAATGCCGGTGACGACATAGGAATACGTTACCGCCCCCGTGCCCACCCCTGGTGCAGCGGCAACACTGGTGAGGAGGTTGGCCGGAGGTACGAAAGCGGGCAACACATAGCGCCAATCACTTGCGCCGTATCGCCGAAGCTCGCCGACAGGGTAGTTTGGGTGAGCTAGGGTGAGCACGTCCGCTGACTGAACAATGTGAATGTCCATGACGTCAACGTAACTGTACGGGCTGGGTATCTCATAGATATTAGGCGCCGTCGGCAATGCGTACCAGTACGTCGCGTTTGGCGGTGCGTTCCCTGTCGTCGCAGCGACGCAGTAATAGTTTACCCCTGCGCTTTTGCAGATGTTGCCTTGCGTGTAGCCTGTACCGGCGTCGTAAGCCGCACCGTCGAGGTACAACAGGATAGCGCCTTGAGTGTGGAAGCGAAAATATCCGTTACCGACTTCTATGACATACGTCTGCACGTTGTTGTAGCTGAAGGAAAGCAACTGCGTCGGGTGCGAGGAGTCTTTCACCGGGTAGATGAACTCTGTCCCGGCGCGATTCACCACAGGGCCGTGGGGCAGCACAACAAAGTTGCGGCAGATGGCCAGCCCTTCTTGCGCCTTGGCAAAATCGACACGGCTGAACAGTTCGGGCGTCAGTTCGCCCGATGAAAACGCATGGTTCAGCAGTCGAATGGGTTGTGCCATTAACGGTTCACCATCCAAGGCGCACTGGGCGCCATCTTCAGCTTGCGTTGATTGGCGTCAGACTCAGTCGCTTTCTCCATGAAGCGCTCAAACATACCGAGCTGCGCTTTGCTTTCGTCGCGCCCTACAGTGCCCTTCAGCAGAGGCCCCGCCAAGTACGAAGCGAGCAGACGACCCAGGGCAGCGACAAACAATGGCGAGAACTTCGTCGGATCAGTGACAATGCACGTGTACCGCAGCACCGCGTCTTGCTGGTTGGTCAAGATAACATCATCGCCCTCGTCGGTCGTGGACACGACGAAAGGCTGGGGCACATACACCGAGACGCCAGCGCCAAGAAAATCAGGCACCATGCCCGCCATCTGGAGGCCGACGGTGTTGTCGTCGGGAGCGTTCGGATCTTGGATAGCAAGATAGTTCACCACACCGTTTGGTGCGGCGTAGGCGTACTTCCAAGCGTTCGTGGTGGGAGTAACATAAGCCAGTGATCCCCTCTTCGAGGCGAAGCCCCAGGCGTGCATTTCCAGCAAGGCGTCACGCACCACCGGGTAGAACTGGGAGCACCACTGTGACTGCGCGCTGCCGTCGGGGGGCGAGATGCTGGTAATGTTCGCGCCGTCGCCTAGGTGCCCAAGGGCCAGATTGCAGATGCCTACCTCTGATGCCATGTTCGTTGCTCCTGAGAAAATGGGGGCGCGAGGCCCCCATCTTTTCCTCGCCTACGGGGTTAGACCAGATCAGTATCTGTGCCTGTCTTGACAGGAGTGTCCTCCAAGGTGTCGCCCAGCGCAGCCCGTTTGCGGCGTACATCTGCTTCCGCGTTGGCCTGAGGCAACAACTCAGCAGCCGCTGCACCTTGAGGGTCCATCGGTTCCAAGTTGCCCGCCGGGATGCCGTTGAAGTCAACAATGTCGCCCACTTCACGAATCGCATCGTTGACAAACGATTTTTCAAGCACTCGATACTTTGCCATATCTAAACCTCTTCAGAGAAGGCCCCCGAAGGGGCGTTTCGTTACAGTACAGCGAAGCCTACCGGATAGACTTTGTTGTCTTGGATATCGGTGCCGATGTCCATGGTGAAGGACTGCGTCGTCATGGCGCCCACACAGGTGTAGCGCCCCGTCAAGTAGCGCTGGCCCTTGGAGGCCAAACGCGGACTGATCGGGAACGACCAACGCGCACCGGCGACGATTGACGCCAAAGGGATCACGTCAGACGACCCTACCGAGTACACGTTGCCTGTGCCAGCAGCGGCGTCGGAAGCGATAACTTCGAACTTGGTCGACGTGCCGGCGGCACCGCCGATCAGGCAGCACACGCGGCAGTAGAGTTGCTGGCCTTCGCCCATATCGCGGACTTGCCCTGTCGGTACGCCCTGTGAAGCAGCGTCGATTGCGTTGGTGGAGAGACCCGAGGTGTCGGTAAGGGCCACCACTTGTCCAGAAAGTACCCCGGCGGCAGAGACCGCACCAGAGAGTAGCAGATTGTTGTCAACGTACATGGTCATGTCCTTTCAGAGGTTAGGCGAGAGCCGTTTCAGTGTTGAGCAGTTGATCAACACGGCGTAGCGGTACGCCTTCAAAGTTGAGCCACGCAGTCGGCGAACCAAACTGGTTGAGGCCCTTCTCGACGGCCAGCGCATAGTTGCTCTTTTGCAACGCTTGCAGCCGAAGGATCGAATACACGGTCCGGTTCATGTAGAACGCAGCGCGTCCCATCCCAAAGTTCGGGATACGGTCAAGCGCACGGGACATGAGTGCAATCAAGTCAGCAGCAGCGGTGCCGGCTACAAGATTCGCGGTGTTGATGTTGCAGATGCGAACCACATAGCGCCAATCCTTGACCACCAGACCGTTTTTCCACTGGTAGTGCGTCTGATACGCCTGGAACGGATTGTTGTTGCTGTCGAGCACCGTCTGGATGCCGTTGTCGTCGTGCAGCAGACCAGCTTTCGACCCCTTCGGGAAGGTGCAGAAGACAGTGTTCTCGCCCCATACAACCAGCCAGATTGAGGTGTTGTTGGTCGACACACCGCCGCCGTTCAGAATGTTCTGGCCGTTGCCCAGCGAGGTCAGCGCGCTAAAACGCGGCGCAAGACCGAGATACTGACGCGGGTCGGTGCCGGGGTTGCCGTAGAACAGCGTTTGCGCTTGCGTCTGGTTCATCGCTTCGAGGAACGCGCTGTCCTCAGACAGGCGGAACTCAGCGGTGTTGCCATTGAGATCGGCCAAGTCGACGTCGACACGGGCGTAGGCTTCGAGCATACCGACAGACTCGTCCACCTGGGCGGTGGTCGACTTGCTGGTCGGGATACCTTGATTCAGCGAACGCCAGTAAACAGCCGGGAGGCCAGTGCGGATCGTGACGCGGTGACCGGTAGGCAGATTGCCCTCCTTGAACACGGCATCGTCGAGCACTTCGTTGGACTGCGACAGCAGTTCAGCGACAGTCGGGACTTTACCATCAGGGTCGAGCCGCTTGGCCCAATCAGCGAGGGTTAGAGCATTGGTGTTGAGAGTTGCCATTTGTCATTTCTCCAGAAAGAGGGATTTACTTTTTGCTGCCGTAGAGTTTTTCAGCGGCTGATTTCCTCTCACCTTCGGTCGGTTGGAGTCCACCAGCTACATGGGTGTCTTCACCAAGCAATCTGCCCACCTTCGCTGCCCACTTCAGCAGTTCGGGATGGTTGCCCAGCTTCGACTTGTCCAACAGCTCGCGCAGCGCCGGAGTGCCAAGTTCCTTGAAGGCCCTGTTGGCAATGGCTAAATTCTCATCGAACTTGTCGCCCCCGAACTCCTTGTCAGACCGCGCTTCGGCCTCAAGCTTCTCGCCAAATGCTTCGAGGTTCTTGGCTAGCGCGGTTCTCACAGTCGGGGCGATAGTGTCCATTAGTTTCTGCGCACCCTCGTTGCTCAGATTCAGCTCCTTGGCCGCACCTGTGAACGCCTTCACGACGTCGGCATCTGCCGTCACGCCATCAGACTTCAGGGTGTATGCCTCCGGTGCGCTTTGCACAACGGGGGCGGCTTCCGTGCTGACTGCCGCAGCAGTCTGATCAACAGCAGGTGCTGTCGCGGGGGCAGCCGCAACTACCGCAGCGGGAGCTGCGGCGGGCGCGACTACGGGTGCAGCGGTTGCAGTGGCGTCGGTACTTTGGGTGTTCCCGGCATCAGGTGCGTTCACATCAGACATCTTCTTTGTGCTCCTTCAACATGAGTGAGTAGGTTTCGTCACACCAGTCAGCCAGCTTGGCCATTAGCTGAAGGCCGACGTTTCGGTTGCCCTCATTAAAGGCCATCTGCATCCCGTTCGTGCTAAACGACAATCTCCAGATCCCTGCCCGTTCCAGCAGCCGGTAGATGCAACGTCGCCCTTGTCGGGTCCGCATCATCCAGATCATGTCGTCGCGCTCGACCTTCTCAGACAAAGCGACCTTGTTCCTTGCAAGCTCCTCAGCCTCTTCGCGTGACGTCGTGTCTAATGGGTCGTAATCCTTGTTTGCCATGCGCGCAGTCTAGTTAAGGTTGCCGAGTGTTAAGTGCACTCTAATCATTGTGCAGAGGGGATTAGATTGTGTAACCCGTGGCGTCCTTGTACTCATCAAGGAACAGGCTAGGAGTGCCGTTTATCATTCGTCCTGCGTAGCAACGTGCGCCAATATCATCTATGACCGTGTTGTACACACTCAAATCGGTTTGCGTTCCTGACGCGCCACTCGCCACGATGCTGTGGAACATGACCTGAATCATTGATCCGTGCAGTTCTGCCGCGTCGAGATATGTCGCTACCACGCTTGCGTCGTGCGTATCACTGGTTACGCCAACAACAACAGGGCATACGCCAAAGAATGCATCAGGGCCGACAGATGAGGGCGCTATAAAGTTGTGCTTGTTTCCAGACCGGCAGAATCGAAAGCCTTTAGTTTTCAAGGTGTCCAATCCGATCAAACCAGACCCAATCGCATTCAAGGCCTCTTGTGGAGCGCAAAACACTTGTCCTATCCCACTATTTGCTGCGGTTATTCCGAGTGTTGCAAAATTAGCTATGGCTGTATCAACATCAGCCGATAAAGTGGCGGGAGAACTGACATAGTTCGTGTGGTTCAAGCCCTCGTTCCCGAAGTCGTGACCATCAGCCTTCAGTTTTGCTATAAGTGCTTTTTGTCCGGTATCCGTTAGTGTGGGAATCTGGCCCTGAACAGAAAATATGGCTTTCAGACCCCACTTATTCAACCGCCGAGCGGCATATTCAAGATGGTTTGGGTCTTGACCAGCACCATCAAAACCAATCAGAACATAGGGAGTTGCATAGCCGCCGCTGCAAATATCTGAGAAATCGACATATCCCGGAACTCCCGCGCTACCAGCAAAGTAAACATAAATATCAATATACTTCAACGCTGTCATGTCCGGCGTTCCATTAGCAGACCATGCCTGACCAATACGTGTCGAATTGGCGATAGTTGCTGACGGGTCAATGGTAATAATCTGCCATTGACCTTGCCTGAACTGATCAATCCTGAAGTCCCACATTGCTGAATTCGTTGGATCGGCTGACGGGGGATCATTAGCAGGCTCGTCGCTGCTTACAGTGATCTGTATTTCTCCGACACCAAGACCGTAAGGTATTCGCACAGGTATCTCAATGCGACCGTGCGCGGCCATGCGTGCCGTTACCGGAATCTTTCGACGGATTTTAGGATAGCCAGCAGCCGCACCAGTTGTGCTACTCATGCGCCAAATGCTTCGACCGTTGTATGTCTCGGACAGCATTGAAAGAGAGCAATCCCCGTTTGTGCTCCAACCACCCGCCGCATTGGATGCACTTGCAGGAAGTATTACCGATGACGGGTTAATCTTCAGGCGCTGATCCAATACGGTCGAACCTGAGTATTTTTTAATCCCCCCGGTGACAGGATTACGCTTCCCCGTCACCCCTCCGACTTTGTACAGCAACTTTGAAAACCAGCTAATCTCGCTCATGCTTTTCTCCAGTTAGTCGGGGTAGAGCAGGCCCGCTTTCGTCGCGTTGGTGCTCGCTGAAGGCTCGATAGCCATGTCGGTGATCTGCCAACAGCTCGACGCCTCAGCCCCACCGTCTTGCGTTTGGTACTGGCTCGCTGAAGTGACAGTTACTTGTGCAGTGATCTGCATTGTCGTGCCCACTGCGGGCGGCTGTGTCAGCCCCAGCTTGGCCAGCGCTTCCTCGTCGAGGCGAAGCTCCAAGCCGTAGGGGTACTCTGGAGCGTCAGCAGCTAGCGTCGCTTCCTGCGCTTCTTCAGCGTTTTGCTTCATGTTGACAAGGGTCATGCCTTTGCCCTCTACGAGATCAGCCACTGCGTCGTGGCGTGATGGTACTTGAACCTCACGGGGGTGTTGGCTAGCAGAGCGGCGGGGGCGCCAACGAAGGTAGCACCCGCACTCACCCATGTTGCAGTAGCGACCCCGGCAGATACCACCAAAGTGATCTCAAGCCCATCGAGGGCGGCAGCAGCTGCTGGGTACGTAGTCGCCAGCGCTGCGGCACTTGTCGTAAGGTACACGTACGAGGCTTTCGCTGGGATCGTGTATGTGACCGTCGCGCCGTTGTTAAACACGACCTTTGAACTTCCAGCGTACGCGATTCCCTCGCATATCTGAAGCATTCCGGATCCGACACCTGTGCCGGCCATCTTCATTGAGTACGCGCCGATGGCTTTGTTGAAGCCGTTGACATACCACCTGTAGCCGTTGCTCGTGCCTGTTGTGTCGGTGCCAAAAACCAAATCCCCCGCAGTGCCTGCCGCTGTGGGGGCGCTGGCAAACAGATAAGAGTCGTTAGCCCCGGTGATTGAGTATGCCGCCTGATTGTACAGGCTAGAGCACACGCCCATGTCGGTGAAGCCCGTCGAGTCTGATGCGGTGTTGTTAGGGTAGACGATGTGGTCTGCGCTACTGTTCACCCCGTTACTCAAGTTCTGCACGCAGCTTTGCGTGTAGTTGTTGACGGTAGTGCAGGCCGCGAACAAGGGATTGGTCAGCACCGTAGACGAAGCAGAACCCGCACCAAGCACATCCATCTCGGTAACGCCGCTGGTGCGCCCTGCGACGCCTGGAACGCTGAAGACTGCTGTGGGGACTGCGTATTCAATGCCGTCGCCCCCTAAGAAACCTTTCAGCGCGCCGGTGGCGTAATCCACCAGTGCGATGGCTGAAACACGTTTAAAGCTGCTCATGTCGTTGTCCTTTAGGTATAAGTCAGGGCGGTGCGATTGTCCCAGATATTGTTGAAGTTGGTGTCTCCGTCAGCGTAGGCGTACGTCGTCACAGTGCCTGACACGCTTTGCCTCTCAACTTGCCACACCGCTGCGCTCGTGGCCGACCCGGCTGGCGCTGAACCGTAGTAGGTATTGCCGTCGGCGTTGGCGTCAATGAGGTCGTCCATCGCCCCCGCGCCTGTGGCTCCGTCGGGGTTCGCCCTGTACAAAGGTCCTGCCATGCTGCTCTCCTCAATAAGCCAACAAGTACGTGCCGGAGGTGCCCGTCGACCATACCCGCTTGCAACGCACAAACAGAATCGTCCCGACGGAGGTGGCAGGCATCACGATTGACACGTCTTCGTCGTTGCCTGTGCGGATCTTGATCGTGCCCACCGTCAAGCAGATAATCCCCCTCGATATGCCTGCGGGGTCGTTGACCGTGTCGGACAACGTCGGGGCAACCAGCGAGTTGATGGGGGTGTAGTCGTTCGTTGTTGCGAGGAAGGGAAGAGAACCGCCCATGGCTTACCCCCTGCGGTACAGCGCGTAGATGCCTGTCGCCGTGGTGCTCGTCGACAAGATACGCTTGGCACTGCACTCCGTGATAGACCCTGCTGCAAGCGAGGTAAGCACAGCGGTGCCCGCGATGGCTCCAGTGTCCGTCTTGCTTGACAGCAGGTTGACGTTGACGTTGCCTGTGCCGGTGACGTAGATCGCGTCGCAGCAACCGTTGGGGAGGTCGGTGCCGTCGGCGGGCGTGACAGCGTAACCGTCGTAGTCTGGATTGTTGACGTCGACGTCTGAGCCAACACCGAGGTTGTAGTTGCGTAAAGCGCATTGAAAACGTAGGCCCATGTGATTCTCCTTTAGGGTGTGTAGCCTGAGTAGTTGCCAAGGATGTCCGAGGCGGCGTTGCTGCTCCCTCCTTGCGTCGGGACTTGTGCCATGTCCTTCGCGGCACTGGCTTGCTGCTCCATCTGCGCAGCCTTCTGCGCCTGCTGCTGTGCTTGCGCTCGTTGCGCCCTGATCAGTGCTACCTTCTCACCGGGAACGATCATCTCAGGGTCGATGCCGAGCATGTCGCTGTAGCTGTCCGCCCAGTTGTCCGCATCGAATTTGTCGATGACTTCCGGTTTGAAGGAGGCAATCTGCCCCAAGTGAATAAGGAAACGGTCGACGCCATTTGTCGCGATGGCGCGCTGTGCTTGCGCCAGCATGCTTATCAACTCGACGTTCAGCTCCTGGCCGTGCAGTTCGGGCGGCGGCGCAGGCACGATGCCTGCCTCAATCATGCGCTGGAAAGTGAAAGAGATCAGAGGGTCAAGCAACTCGTTGTGCAAGCGCTCAAGCACAGGCCCAATCATCAACATCTTCTCTTCGTGCAGCTCAGCCACTTCAGTGGCCGTCTTCGTTGTGTCAACGTCGTTCTGCAACATCCAGAACATGTCCGCAGAGAACGCTGACTTGACTTGTTGCCTGATGTCTTGAATATCCGCGAGTAGATGGTTCAGATCAAGTCGCACATCGAACATCGTCTTGATGCCGCCGCTGGCTTGGCCGTTAGGGTCGTAATAGCTGA